GCTGTTGTTGATGATAAAGTAAAACTAAAGGCTGATGGAACTCCTGCTAAGAAAAGAGGATTTAAAAAAGGGGCTGTTAGACGCTTCAGCAAAGTTAAGGGAGCAAATAAAAAAAAGAAAGCTAATAAAAAAATAGCGAGTAAGAAAGTAAAGACCGCTACTAGAGCTGCAAAGAAAGTAGCAAGCAATCCGAAAAAGAGTATTATATCTAAGGAAGCAATCAAAGGTGCTAACTTAGCGGGCAAGAGGATACTCTTTGAACCAAACCCCGGACCGCAAACAGATTTCCTCGCCGCCCCTGAGAAAGATGTTTTGTATGGTGGCGCAGCTGGAGGCGGTAAGTCTTACGCTATGTTAGTTGACCCATTACGATACGCACACAGAGAACAACACAGAGCATTAATACTAAGACGCTCTATGCCTGAACTTAGAGAACTCATTGATAAGAGTAGGGAGCTTTACCCCAAAGCTTTTATCGGAGCTAAGTTTAGAGAAGTGGACAAGATATGGAAGTTCCCTTCTGGCGCTACTATTCAATTCTCTTTCCTAGAAAAAGATTCAGATGTATATAGATTTCAAGGACAAGCCTACAGTTGGATTGGATTTGATGAAATCACTCACCTACCCACCGAGTTCGCGTGGAACTACTTAGCCTCTCGACTAAGAACAACAGACCCAGAAATACAAACGTATATGCGTTGTACTGCTAACCCCGGCGGTAGCGGAGCAGCATGGGTAAAGAAAAGATATATAGAAGACTCACCAGCTAATGAATCATTTATAGGTAAAGATAATGTTATAAGAAAGTTTATACCTGCTTTACTACAAGATAATCCATACTTAGCAGACACTGACTATATGAAAATGTTGGAGTCTCTACCACCAGTACAAAGAAAACAGTTACTAGAAGGTAACTGGGAAATTAATGAAGGTGCGGCGTTTGTAGAATTTGACACAGAAAAACATATTATTCCTCCTTTTGATATACCTCCTAGTTGGTCAAGACTTAAAGGAGTTGACTACGGCTATTCTGCGGAGTCTGCTGTAATATGGGCGGCGGTTGACCCTGAAGATGATACACTTATAATATATAGAGAACTTTATCAAAAAGGATTAACCGGCGAAGATTTAGCAGAACGCATGACTGCCTATGAAGCAGAAGATGCTTATTCTATACCGGGCGTGTTAGACGGAGCGGCTTGGAACAGAACAGGTTATACTGGTCCAACAATAGGAGAGATACTTGTTAGAGCCGGACATAAGCTAAGACCAGCAGATAAAAATAGATTAGCAGGTAAAATACAAGTACATGAAAGATTAAAGCCTAATAAGACTGACGGAAGACCTAAGATGCAAATCTTTAACTCTTGTCCTCATCTGATTAGAGAACTACAGACAATACCTGTAGATAAAGTAAGACCGGAAGATGTAGACACAAAAGCCCCTGACCATGCCTATGATGCATTGCGTTATTTGATAATGTCAAGACCTAGGGCTAATGTTCACCAAGATATGTTTGAATTTAAAAGAAACCTTGATACAGCGCAACCAGTAGACGAAGTATTCGGATATTAAATTTATTTTGCTTTTAGGGGTTGACAAAACCTTTAAAGCGTTGTATAATGTATATCTATTGGTTTTACTTAAATTTCGTGTAAATGGCTGAGAAAAAAATACAATACGATATTAACGAATCTGAACAGCCGTTTGAATCGGCTGATGACTTTGCTAGTATGTCTGAAGAAGAAATACCAACAGAACAAAGCGAAGTATTTATTTCTAGGTTAGCTGGTTTAGTACAAGAAAAATTTGAAGCGGCTGAACGAGGAAGACAAGATGATGAAGGTCGTTGGTTAAACTCTTATCATAACTACCGCGGTATTTATAATAAGAACATTAAGTTTAAAGAAAACGAAAAGTCTAAAGTCTTTATAAAAGTTACTAAGACTAAAACTCTTGCAGCCTATGGACAACTTGCCGATGTAGTTTTTTCTGGCGCGAAGTTTCCATTACAGATACAAGAGACTCCCTTACCAGACGGTATTGCGGAATATGCTCACTTAAATCCTTTACAAGATGACCTAGGTGGTCCTTTAGATATCTCACCAGAGTTAGAAGGTAACTTAGACTACTCATCACTAGAAGGCGTAACAGACGACAACTTAGGTAACTTCAATCCCTTTGATGTCGGATTTGCTGGAGACGGTAACGAATTAAAGCCGGGAGCAATACAAACAGATTCAGATAAGTTTCTTGGTTCGTTAGAAGACGAGTACAAAAACAAAGAAGATGAAGTAGTCATACAGAAAGGAGTCGCTCGTTCTCCTGACATGCCGCAGATACAACCGGCACAAATTGCAGCAAGACGCATGGAGAAATTAATCCATGACCAGATTGAAGAATCTAATGGAACAACGGAGTTGCGTAATGCGTTATTTGAAGCGGTACTTTTGGGTACAGGCATCGTCAAAGGTCCGTTTAATTATAATAAAACATTACACTCATGGGAAACTAAAGAAGACGGTACGAGAGCTTACAGACCGGAAGGAGTAAGAGTACCGAGGTTAGAGTTTGTTAGTGCATGGGATTTCTATCCTGACCCTAACGCAACTTCAATGGATGATGCAGAATGGATTGTACATAGACATAAGTACAATAAGTCTCAACTAAGAGCATTAATGAATCGTCCTTTCTTTGATAAAGAAAAAATATTAGAATGTATCAGACAAGGATATAATTATAATAAACGGTCATTTGAAAGTGAAATAAAACTAGATAACAATACTAGTTGGAATGAAACAGAAAGATATGAAGTATTAGAGTATTGGGGAGTAATGGATGCTGAGTTTGCTAGAGAAGCTGGACTCAATGTTGACCCTAGTATAGATGACTTAGAAGAAATACAAATTAATGCTTGGGTTTGTATGGGTAAAATTCTAAGACTTGTTTCTAATCCTTTTAAACCTTCGCGTCTACCATATCACGCATTCCCTTATGAAAAGAATCCTTATTCTTTCTGGGGTGTTGGAGTTCCAGAGAACATGGAAGATGCACAGCAGATTATGAATGGTCATGCAAGAATGGCTATAGACAATCTAGCACTAGCGGGGTCTTTAGTATTTGATATAGACGAAGCGGCTTTAGTTAGCGGACAGTCTATGGAAATATACCCCGGCAAAATATTTAAAAGACAAGCGGGTATGCCCGGTCAGTCTATATACGGATTAAAGTTTCCTAACACCGCACCAGAGAATATGCAGATGTTTGATAGGTTTAGACAGTTAGCAGATGAGTCAACTGGAATTCCATCTTACTCACACGGCAATACAGGTGTACAGGGAATGACAAGAACAGCATCAGGTATGTCTATGTTAATGGGAGCAGCCTCTCTTAATATAAAGACAGTTGTTAAAAACCTAGATGATTTTTTATTAAAGCCATTAGGAGTAGCCTTCTACCAATGGAACATGCAATTTTATGAAGGAGATTTAAATGTTGTTGGAGACCTTGAAGTAAAAGCTACTGGAACTAGTTCGCTTATGCAAAAAGAAGTTAGGTCTCAAAGATTAACAACCTTTTTACAATCAGTACAAAATCCAGCCGTTGCACCATTTGTTAAAGTATCTAAAATTATTCAAGAGTTGGCTTACAGCCTTGACTTTGACCCAGAAGAAATAATAAATTCGCCAGAAGAAGCGGCAATATATGCCGAAATAATAGGCTTACAAAATCAGCCCCAGACACAGGAAGCAGCTCCGCCCGCTGCTGGTGTCACGGGGACTGGTGATGGAACAATAGGAACTGGCGCAGTACCACAACCCGGAGAAGAACAGTTTAGTGGCGCACCTCAACCTCAGCCACAACAACCAGCTCCTCAAGTTTAATGGATGTAAATAAACTTAGGGGATTGATATCCTCACCAGCATGGCAGACCTTTGAAGAATATTTAGAAGAGGATAAAAAGATGGCTGTGAATAGAGTTATGAACTCATCTGATGACAAAGAGATAGCAAAAGCTCAGGGACGCTTTGCGATGGCAGAGCAGATTCTAAATATACGAACGCAATTAATTAATAATAATGGGTAAGCAATCTGAGTGGGATAGATTATCAAAATTATGTGCGACTGGTAACCACCCAGAAGTGTGTAAATTCTTAGGAGAAAAAAATATGGCAGGATTTAAAGATGGCGGATTACTAGCAGATGCTTCTAGAACATGGAGGATGGAGTCTGATTATCCAGAGTTCGAGAAGGGAGTAGCCAATAGACTGTCAAAGGAAAGAGTACCAGAAGCAGTAGTTGAAGAGCAATTTAACTATAGTCCATTACAAAGAGGTTATGCAGAAGGCGGTGAAGTAGGAAATTTTATGGATGAGACTGGTTCTATGTTAGCACCCGAAGTTCCCTTAAATTTTGAAGATGAAATGGGTGATGAGATGATGCTTGAAGATGATATGATGATGGAAGAGGAAAGTGGTTTAACAACAGAGCAAGAGCGTGTTTTAGCTGAAGCTATGTCTGACTATCCTGAACTAGAAGATATATTAGATACTTTAGGTAGTACAATGGGAACAGG